TAAATATGGTATATACTATTAAAAAGCCCCTGAGCAATATACTGCTCAGGGGCTTTTTTAATGCCTTTCAAAAAGCATTTAAAACAGAATTAAAGCCGTAGTGGAAAGTGTCCATGCAAAAGCGGCCATTTCGGCCCACCATATTTTATTTCCATGCTTCATGTAGAGCGCATATGCAATAATACCGCAGGCAGGAATGGTGATTAACAATAACAGGTTAATTGAAACAGATACAGCTATTACCCAAAGAGATGATGCTATACCAGATACTTTAGCTGCTTTCATGTGTACAGATCGTTCTATTTCGAACTCAGGTTTACCGTTATTTCCTATGCGGAATCGTGGCGCTAAGCCTACAAAGGCTATAGGTGCGGTGGTAAAGAAAGCGAGGAACTGACACCATTCAGGAGTGAACTGAAGCATAACCGGTGTAAGCGAGAACGAAGTCACAACAAGGCAAATCTGAAACAGGTATTTGTAAAAGGGTTTCTTTCGCTGAAGTGAATAATAGCTGTCTGAAAACGATGGTAAAATTCCTGTCTTGTACATAACGAATGCCGTAAACGCAATTAGCGTAACGGCTGCGATAGCGAATAAAATAATAAATGCTGTCATAATGTTGTAATTTAAAAATGTTAGTAATTTGTTTCGTTTATTTAAATGTTAGTCCATGTACTACCTCCATTTGATGTTTTTTGAATACCTGTTGTCGTAACTCTTAATCCAAAGCTACCTGTCATTTGAGTAATTCCTACTGAATTTATAGCTATAGCCTTACTCCCAACTCCAACACCAGCATATCCTTTATAAATAGTCATTTGAGTTCCATTTTGCATAACGTGAAATGAATCATCTCGTTTAAAATAAATGAATGAATTTCTATTCTGAACATTATAAAATCCATCGTTCGCAAATACAGCCTTGCTTTCATAATATTTTATATCAATTCTATCATTATCATCAATTCCTGATAAATAAAGTGTTGGTGATCCATCTAAATTGTATGGGTATGCTTTCAAATAATATGTGCCAACGTTCATTTTACAAGACTGAAAGTCTTTTGTATCACTACCATCTAAACTATTATGATCAAATAATTCCCATTCCGAATTTGAATTTAATTTATACATCTCCCATGCCCACCCATATCCTGAACCTTGACCGGCAGATTGTAAGTAAAATTCAATTGTTGAATATGTTGTAATACTAAATGATTGAGTTTCTGCATAAGGTTCACCAGTCCAAGATAATATTCTATTAATTGATGTATAAGAGGGAGCTAAAAGACTTACTATCGAAGGAACATTGTTTTTAGTTATTTTTATACTACCAGAAATAATATCATCTTCATCAATAATTAAATCGCCAAATCTACCCGAAATTGCTTCTATTGCACCTTTCATAAATACGTCTCCAAGCTCATTCCATGCTAAATTTCCTTTAGCTCGATGACCTGCGCCAGTCAATTTATTATCAAGTCCAGCTGTTAGTTTTTCAGATTTGAAATCAGAAGCAACATCTGATTCCGCCTGTTCGTATGTGCCACCAACCCATAATCCGACAGGATCGGTTTTTAATCCTGACATACCTCCAGTTATTGCCTCTGCAGATGATTTCATCAATAAAAGGTTAGTTAATAATAAACCACCTATTACATCAGTGCTTCCTTCCATAGCTTCAGTCAGGTAATCGGCTGCGGTGATTTTCACTCCAAGTGCTAAATTAATAGCGGCTTTTAACGCTTCTTTTGCCTGATAGTAATCTGTCCATTTTGCTCTGAAAGTAGCTGCAACTACATCAATAATGGTTGTATAGTTTGCAAAAAGATTTATTGAGTTGATATATGTTTCGAGATATGAATATTTATCATCATAAGTATCGCATAAATAATCAAGCCCAAACGAAAGTCCCTGATTATATAGTCCCGGCTTTTCTGCCACTATATAATCCCATTGAATTTTTAATTGCCGTTTCTCAGCTGGTGTAATGAATCCGTCGGATGATACTTTATTTACAAGACTAATAGCATTTGTTATTATATCAGCTTGCCAATTGTCTATAAATGAAACTAAGTTATATTTTGCAGTTTGGTAGTCACTATGCTTTGTTTTGAAATCGGACGGTGTAATTATAGAATTTACGGACATGTCTTCTAAAATACCGTTTAAATAAGCTATAAACGCGTTGTATTTTGTGTAAAAAGTATTCCATAGATTATAACCGGTAGCATCTGTTCCACTGTCATCGATCGACCAATATAGCACACGATCATAGACAACGTTGTATTCACTTTCAGTATTATCTCGTAATATTTTAATTTGTAGCTTTTCGGCAGGAGTAATGACCCCGTCCGAAATTGCGCTGTCAATCAACGTGTTTTGAACAGAGCTTATCAGATAAACAATAGCATCGCGATACGAAAAGAAGTCGGTGAATATACTTTTATATACAGATGAATCAATAGTACTGTTATTTGCCATATCGTTCAGAATTCCGGTTGAATTCATGTATGAAACGAGCTGATCATAATAATACTCATAATCATAGGTATCTATCGAAAGTGCTGTAGACTGTTCAATAATAGAGCTATGTTCTGCTAAAATTTGCTGATATTTGATGTAAATTTCTCTCTTTTCGGCTGGAGTTAATATACCATCACTTGCAAAGCTTATTATTTTAGCTTCGGTTTCATCGTCTATGTCTTCCGGTGCGGCACTCCAGTCGGCAGGTGCAATGGTACCCTTGCATACTCCAAATGCGTAAAATCTCCAAATACCTCCTACGGAATTAAGTCCGAATTCTCCTTTTGATCCAATACTTATTCCTGCAGCAAATGACTTATAATACAATTTCCATCCGTTACCCAAATCCCGATATGAACATAAATTATTCAATGTGTTAAACGTTTCGTCCCATCCTCCAAAATTCCATCCACCGGTACCGTTCATATCCTTGCATATTGCATAATAAACGATGTCGGTATTACGAAGCGAACTAATGTCTATTGAGAATGGCTTTTGATAGTCCCCACCTCCTGATAAACGTGAAATCTGTACGACATTTTTAAAATATGTATCTGCAACTACCGATATACCTTCACCACCACCTGCACTCCAACCTGTAAGATTATCAGTTCTTGATTTTCTCAAATAATTACGAAACGATGTTGTATAATCATCGATCGTTTTTCCGCCTGTAAATTTGATATTACCACCAATTTCGCCGTTGTTCAAATCGAAATATGTATCGCCATCTAACGAACGAATAACACCAGTTTGAATGAATTGACCATTGATGGTAGTTTGTCCGTAAGTGAGTGAAATACCACGTACATCACTGATAGGCGAATGTAAAATTCCAACTAAAAAATACCAGTACTCTGAATCAGAATCGAACTTTATTGCTGCAACGTTAAGTTCAATCACACCCTGGTTAGTAGTACGACTACATTTGGCATAAATATACATTGCAAGTGATGTATTCTCGCCTGTAAGAGTCACGTTACCTGCAGGAATGCTCCATACTTTAATCTCTGTTGCCGAAATTGTAAAATGTGCTAAAACACCAGCAGTCCAATATATAACCTGGGAATTTCCTCCATAGTTTGGTTTGATTGTACAGCTTAACTGAAAACTTTGTGAGCGGGAACCAACACTAAGCATTGCTGTTTCAATACTTAATGGACGTATGTTTTGAGGATCAAAATAACCGTCAGGATCAAATACCATGTCGCGCAGTTCTGCAGCATTACGATAAGCTGCAAGGCTATTTGTTTTTATTTTGGCTTCGGTAACTACTCCATTATTCTGAATTGCTTCAATATCGGCTGTAATTCGGTCGAGAGTGGTAATGCTTACACTGTTTGACAGTTCAAGCTGCACATCGTATCTGCGTGCCATGTTGCGTGTTAACTGTACAATTCTTATTGGCTCGTTTACTCCAAGCTGAGCATCAAAAACAGTAACTGTATCACCGCACTCAAATGCCTGAGTGTGTAACCTTGCATATATCTGACTAAAAGTAACACGATAGGAAACCTTTACCTTGTCATTTTGTGACAGATAATCGTTCGCTTTATCCAGTAGTTCATCTTCAGCTGCTTCAATGTATTCGGGTGGCATTACAATATCGAGCAATACGTATTTATTACCAACCTCAGGTTTTATTGATACGTTTGGAATTTTAAAATCCTTATCGTCAACATTTGGTATGATCGTAAATGTTTTTTCTTCGGTATCATAGTGCTTTATCTGACAATCATAACCTGCGCATGGACCGGTTAAAAAATGAACTTTTGCAACAACGCCGTCCAATAAACAATCATTTACATCAAAATCAAGATTAGTATCAGTAAATTCTATTTCATCACCGTAAATGTCGGTTATAGTTCCTGCACCTAATAGTTCGAGTCTCGGATACACTGCTTCAAATTGCTTAGTTGCTTCAATTATACCAAATATAGCTACATTACCTGAATCAATATATGTAGTCGGTGCATGTAACATTAGTCGACCTGCACCACCACGATAATTAGCAGGTATGTTTTTATCGCTCCCATAAGGATATAAACGGGTAACAATGTTTGTAGAATCAACACTAACACGTTCAATATCGTAAAGATTAGCATTGTCTGCAATTAGATCATTAGATTCACCTGCTACATGTTCTGAGGTTCGAGAATATCTAAGAGTAAACAAACGCTCAGTACTTACTTTTTTAAGATGAATTATATTGCCTGAAATTGACCATTCGGTTTCATACTCATCTGCCAGCCGAGATAATACAGTATAGCAATTTTCAAATGAAAATGTAAGTGTTTTAAATTCAGATTCTTCAATTACACTTCCGGCATTCCAGTTTGCGTCCGGGAATATTCTATTAAGATTATCACATAGCAGTGCAATAAAAGTATTTGCATTACCTGTGAGTGAAAATTCACCTTCAGGAATGCCACCGTCTGTAAACATATAGGCTACTTTCAAAAGATCGTATTGAGGAGATTCAAACACGGCATTATACTGATAAAACTTGCTTGAAAGTTTTTTCACTGTTGGTAATGAGTTCAGCTTATATTGAGTACCGGCTTCAATAATGTAATCGGAAATTGAAAGTGATGTATAAAACGCCTGTTCCCAAACGAGAGTAATACGGTCATCTCCCATTAATTTCTTTATGTGATTTGAACTTTGAAGAGGCTCGATTTGAAGCAGATTGCTGTCTCCACGTTTAATTTGTATCATAAACTTTACTATAAAAATTATGAATATGTTCTGTTCGACGGATTAAGCTCAAATACGGAAATTTCGTATTCAACAGCTATACGCCCTGAACGCAACGAACGAGGTTTAGAAATACATTTCATGCCTTCATATAAAAGATTAACAGTGATGCCAATATCAGTTATATTGAGTGTAAAAGTACCGGACTTATTGATGGCGGAGAGTAGCGCATTGTAATTTGACCAATAGGACGAATAATTATTTCCTGTAATCATAATTTTAATCGTATATCTTTTGGGCTCATAGCTTAGCGATGAAACAAGGTCTACCTTTGTCCCATTTGCATCGGTATAATCATATTCCAAACGTTTTCTTGGAATTGGAGGCGACATGATATCGAGATATGAACCACGAAGTATTGCAGAACCATAATTTGAGTATATATCAGCACCGCCGATAAACCATTTGCCTGTCATAATCAATTATTTTATTATTAAAATGAAATTAATTAGCTTTTAAAGAACAATTATTTAAAATTGGTTGTATATTTGCAGTTCAAAAGAACCTGATATGTAAGTCGGAGCGAGCGTTTTTAAGCTTGCCGCCACGCATTATCAGGTTTTTTTCCGTTTATATGGTTTTATAAAATAAGGTTGCTCAAATTGCCCCTTGTTGATGATTTCCATTCCAATTAGCCACTCTTTTTCCTTATATTTATAATAATAAAGATTGTACCCGGTAACTCCACGCTTAATTTTGTTTTCAAGATTTTTCTTGTCTTTCTCGCGACTAAGGTCTTTTACTGCCCCTAATTTGCTTTGTTTATAAAATTTCAACAATTTTACATTGTCCGGAATTGTTGTAATTATCAATTTCTGCTCAACATTTACCCCGTGACCAACAAATCTCTCAATTGATTTTGCAGAAAGTTTTAAAACTTTTGTTTTAAGTGAGTCGCTTTTAATATCTCTTTCTACCGATTTTGACCAATCTTTAATTACTAACTCAGCTTCTTTTCTGCTAAGTTCAATTTTCTTTTCCCATGTCAAGTTGTGAATTTTTACCCACTCACATATCCCACATTCAGGTCTTAATGGTTTATCTGCTAAGTTTAACATGGTTTTACAACCTGCAAAATTCTTACATACGCCTTTCACCATCGGGTGTTCCTTCAGGTTGATAAACTCAGCCGTTTTGCCGGGATTGTTGGCGAAAACCGGAGGAACTTCCTCCTCGTATCCGGGAGCTGTAGTTACATCTTTATCTGTGTTCCTGACGTCGCACTCGCAGCCCCAGCCAACTGGAGGTGTATGGGTGTCCCACCATGCATGATCCATTGGCAGAATAGTACCTACCCACTGCAAATGTTCCGGGCGTTTGTTAGCCGCAGTACTCTCAATAAACTCGAGGTTGGGGTACAGGTGTTTCACTTTCTCAAACTGCTTCCACTTTTCGGCCATTCGTGCGCTGCGTACCGCCATGTTGTATTCCGTTTTCAACCAGTTCTTGTTGTAGTCGGCATTTATTGAAGTGCCGAGTACCGATTTCTTAAATTCGTGAAACGATTTGAGATTACCATCAGCATCAATCAGCTGCGCAACTATTTCGTTTTGCTGAGCATGACTTTTAAAGGCTGAAAACACAGCAGCGTTGGTTTTGAACTTGCTGATAAACTCAGGGTTTGCTTTGCCAAACTCAGCAGAAAATCCGCCATTTATTCCGTGCTGAAGCGATGTATTGGTGATGTCAAAAAGCGAACGGTTAACCGGGGATAACTCATCTGGTTTTACACCATACTCTGCGTAAATATCGCGCAGCGCCTGCTCAAATAGTTTATCAATGTTGATGCCCGCTGTATAGCTCGTCGACTTGTCTGCTAAGTTCAGAGCGCTCATTGCCCGGCTCCTCAACGTCCGGGCGTCTGCGAAAAAATTAAAAAATTCCTTCCAAAATCCGTCTGGCTCAGTATCGGACAGTTTTGCCTCTTTTTTCTTTTTCGGATCAGCTGCCGGAGGTTCCGGTGGATTAACCGGTTCTTTTGGTTGTGCCGCCGGATCAGGTTCTTTTGGTTGTGGTTCCGGCTGTGATTTACGCGCCAGCTTATCCTTTTCGTTAGCCTGCGGAATGCCGTATTTTTCCTGAAAATAATAAGCCGGAATTTCAAGAATATCACTTAGAGATATCAACTCATCTACGGTTAAATCTTTCAGTGCTTTCGGGAACACAAATGATCCTCCGGACACTTTATAACCACGCGCTTCTAAAATGGGTTTTAATTGCTGATTAAGCACCCGTTGAACAAAGCGCAAATCGTGTTTATTGAGTTCATCCTCCACATCCTGATGTACTTCCGACTGTGAGCGACTTGAACCATCCAACGTGGTCATTGTATTGCTAAGTACTGTCACTAACATAGCCTCCTTCAATTCAGCAATGAAGTCTTTGTATATTGAGCTGTTTACATTGGACGCACCTGAATTTGTTTCGATGTCGGTTTCTTTCGGAACTACCATGCTGGCAGCTGCACCCTGTTCGGCAAAAGCCTGCTCAAGCATTTTACGAGCTTCCTGGTCGTAAATTGAATACTTGCCAACACGTTGAGGCATTGCAAATAATTCAACCATTTGTGCCCAGTCCCCAATACCACCGCGCATCATGATTACATATGGAGCTGCACGTAGTATTAAACCAAACTTATCGCGCTTACTACGAACCTCAATAATGTTTTGCAAATCGGTATACGGAATTGAACCCTCGATATCATTTTGCATAACAGCCACTGTTTTTGTTTTAGGTCTGATATGTTTCCGGGGGACACTAAATGTTTGAAGTGAGTTAGTAAAATCAAGCTGAATAAGTGAAATTCCCCAAAACAGAGATTGCATGATTTCATTTAAAAGATATTCAAACTCTTCATTATCTATTAAATCAATCATCTCCTGACTTTCACTACCATCCTGAAATTGAAATGTAAGATCGGCACCTGTTACTGCTCTTATACGGCGGTCGATAGCATCCCAAAGTCGGCCATCCAACAAAATATCCTCATAAAGATCGTAAAGCAAAGTCATGCGATCATTGTCGGCGCTTTGCAAGGCTTGTCTCCATTTGCCAATATCTAATATTTGCCGGTTTACGCGGTTTACCGTTATTTGATTTATTATAATTCCAACAGGAGCTTTTTCCTGCTCAATTGTTGAAACCTTGTCTTTTTTAGCCATATTAATAATGATTATTGCGTTTTTTGTTTGAACTGAAAGAGATAATAGCAGCTTGCTCACCTGCCGGAAGCTCCGGAAGGTCGGGCTTTACTTCGCATTTTTGAACTGCACGAAGCCACGACACGGCACGCTCGTACCTGTCCTGTCGTAATTCCATAGAGGTATTTACGTGGCAGATATTGACAAAATGCCACACAGCAATATCCTTAATAAAAATAATGAGTAGCGCATTTCTTGAAGTTCCGGCTTTCGCCAGTTCTGCCTCAATGTCGTAAGCCTTTAAGTAGCTTTTCGCCTCAGCTACGGCTGCATCAATGGCTGCCTGTAACATTGTGCTATCACCATCGCTAATTGCTTCTATTTGCTCAACTCCGAGGTGTGTTGTAAGTTCGTCAGTTGCTATATACATATATTTAGTTTTTTGAATCTGCTATTAATGCTACAAACGCCATTGTCATAGCTTTGGCTTGTTCTTCCATTGTTTCAATGTCGATGCTTACAGGGTCAGAAAAGAATGTTTTTTCTAATTTTTCATCTGATAGTACTTCGCCAGTTAATATGGCCATCACTTTTCTAACCTCTTTTTCTTCTACAATAAATGTTATTGCCAATGGTTTTTTCATTGCTTTAAGTCTTTTGATCTGATATATTGAATTGAAATTCCTTTTATCTCTATCACTTTGTATATTGGGTGGCTGTTAATGTGACCCATTGTGTCGTATAGTTGAATACCGGTCATTCTGCTTGCCGACAGATTATTTTTAAATACTTTCAGGTTTCTCCAGTATTGTATTTGTTTCCTGTTTAGAACTCTGTATTTACCACCAATAAAATAGATGTAATGACGTTTTCCACCTATTCCTAACGTTTTACGCTCTGCCTGTTTTATTGCTTTTTTAAAGTGATATAAATTCCCTCTCCATTTCAAAATACGAGGGGCAATTAATTTAGCCAACCAAAAAATAAATTTCTTTTGCATGTGTGTGTTGTTGTTGTTTTTGTAGATACGCCACGCATGACGTATCTACATTTAATTAATAATTTTGATGAATTTGCCGCATAGTTTTTGCATAAGTTTCGGCATGTTCGTCGCTGCAAAATGTATTTCCATTCGAGTCGGTAACTGCTTTATCGGCTTTCATCATTTTACCACAATACATACATTCAACCTTAGCCTCTTTCGCGGCTTTTTCTTCAGCAGCTTTTTTGGCTGCTTCTTTTTCTGCAATTTGTTCCGGAGTTAATTCCTGTTTTGCCATGTTGTTAAAAAATTAAGTTGTTTTATAATCGATTATTTCTACTCTTACCGAAGCCCGAAATAAGGCTTTCGCCTTGCCCGGTTACGGACAGTATTTTGTTGTTGCAGATAAAAACACCACCTTCAACCGCATCCGGTCCGTCGGCTGGAGCTTTCATGCTCGGACTAAATAATTTGAATTGCTCAATGAGCCGTTTCATGTTTGGGTTATCCTTTTCTTTGATGTTAAAAATTAGTCGACCGGTGCGAACCAGCGGTTCCAGGTTCCCTTCAATGCGGCTAAATTTGTCAGGTTTTTTTCTCGGATCAGGAATTATTCCGATATGATGATTTCGCTCAGCGCCTTTTTTGTAGAAAAGCGGCATAAATACCTGATCAAAAAATGGTGCCTGAAGGGTATTGTTTTCGAGATAGTTGTAAATCTGTGTGCGTGATTTTACATATTCTTCAATCCAATAATACCAGTCTACAAACTCATCGTTGGTTACCCGATCGAGGAACCCGGTAATAACATAAAACCGCCCGTCGGCATTACCAATCAGCCAAAGCGCTTTGGTGGAGTTCTTCCGGTCGTTTACGTTATTGCTGGGGCTGGGGTCGGCATAAGCAACTAAAAAGCGGAACTTGTGCAGCGGTGGAACTTCGGCAAATACCAAATCTTCATCCCGGAACACGGCGCCTTCAGTAATCGGATTGTTCATGTACTCTTTTTGGAAGCTTCGATATCCCATGAATTTCTCCATTTCTTTCACCTCCTCTTTTGTCCACTTTTCGCACCAGGTAACATTGCCGTTACGGTCGTAAATATCAACCTGACTCACATGCACACTTTCAATTTCGCTTACGCGCTGAAGTACCGACGTTTTACCGATTAAGTTACCCACCATGATAAACCGGCCACGTCCGCCGTCCAATACACCAAACAAAGCCTCTTTCACCCAGTCGGTGAGTTTAGTTACCCGGCTTTCGTTGTTGCAAAGTTCGTCATCGTCTAAGTCATCAATCACCACATAGTCCGGGCGTTGATCCCGATAGCGCAAACCGCGCGGGCTTTGTCCACGACCCAACGCAAAAAAGGCGCAACCATCGCGGGTAACGAATGTGCCTTCTGCCCAATGACCGGAGTTGTATTGCTCTCCAAAGTCGTTAATGTATCGTTGGTTATATTGCAGCTCACTCTGTATGTCGGCCAGCAGGGTGTTGGCATTGTCGGAGCTCTTACCTACAATGACCATTACGTTAAGTTCTCGCACTTCCTGACATTTAAGCCAAAGTGGAATAAAAACATCCATGTGTGTTGATTTGGCATGTGCACGAGCCCATTTGAAAACTGCTTTCAGGTTTTTAGTTTTAAGTACCCGATTGGCAGCGTTAATTTGGAATTTGCCGCATTTGGTTTTGGCAAAGTGTGGAAAATAGTACTCAACAAAGTAGGCATAGTCTTTCCGGGCACGTTTGATGCGTGCCAGCTTAGTCGCTGTGCTTTCGCTGCGATTAACTACGGTTTGAGTCTGTACTTCTTCGTTGTGAAGCTGCCATTCTCTGATTGCATCTGTAATTGCTTTCTGTGCCATTGTAGTGTTGTTTCCACGCTTTTAAACTATCATTAAATAGCAACTCGCAACATGTCTCCATGTCACGAATACTTTTATCAATAATTGTTAGTCGTGCCATAATCTTACATTTTAGATATGTGTTCGTTTATGTATTGATCCTGGTATTTATTCAATGTGCGAAGGAATTCAGGAGTAATATCCGGATCGAACGTGGCACGATATTGCATCCACTTACTAAATGCCATAAACACATCGATAACACTAACTATGTTGGCTTTACGGTCGAGCTTTTCGATTGCTGATGCGAATTTTGAAAGTTTATCAGGTAGCGACGATATGACACCGATGTCATCGCTTTGCTGTACCTGATCAAGTACTTTATTAAGCGCAGAAAGTGCTTTATTAATCAACTCCGGACGAGTTACGTTAATTCCGGCGCGTTTTACATGCCAGCCTTCTTTCTCGGCCCATGCGCTAATTGTTTGCTCACTTACTCCCACTTTTTCGGCAATCACCTTTTGGAGTTCTCCTTGCATAAAATACATTCGGGCGAGCTCTTTTTTTTGTTCCATTTCTTTTTTTCCAGCCATTTTGTTCGTGTTAATTTTCAGCAAAATAACCAGCTTTCGCGCGTATATTAAAAAATGTCTGCCATGTTGGCAGTGATTTTTTGAGGGGTGGTTTTTTACGTTGATTTTTGCAACTTCAAACACTACAAAATAATTTTATAAGTATGGCTATTAAGGTATTTTACGACGATGTCAATAATATGTGTTGCGTTGGAGGAGATTATTTCAAACCTAATACAGTTAGGCTAAGTGGAACAGCTGAAAGTGTTATTCTTGAATTTGATAATGAAAGGATGATTAATGGCTTGGCTATATCCGATATTACTGATAAGGACGGAAATTCATATCCTGACTTTGATACTTTTAGAGGTGCGATAAAGAATTTTTTCGTTGATGCCCCTTCATCGGGAGGGGCTGAATTTATAATTTTCGACGACTATACAACAACTATTGCAACAAAAGAAGGAGACCCAAATCAAACTCATTTGCTGTTAGTTGATTCAAACTATGTAGAAATGTCTGTCAACTTGGGTGGAGAGTATCCAACTTATTTCAGGTTATCTGGTTTTCAAAGACTTGATACTGAATTAAGGATTGATGGTATATCAATTTTGAATTTCGATTCAGGTTTAGGTCAATATAGTTTTAACGGTGTTGCTTCACAAGCCTATAATGCTATTAGAGCAGATGATGCCAATCATGCAGACTTTGCATCAAATTCAGACTTTGCATCAAATTCAGACACTGCAAATTATTCGTATGGAGCAGGTCAATCACTCGCATCATTAGGAGTTACAATGTCGTCAGGAGAGACTGTATTACAGGCTGATGAAAATGGTTTTATTTATATGTATTCTAATTACAGTAATAATTTATTTCTATTTACTGACACAGAAAACGTCACATTGCAGGTAGACGAATCCAATGGCTTGTTTTTGAATGCAGGTTGGCAAAATATAGAACTTAAAGGTCAAGGCAGAAATATCATCAAGTATGATTGGAATGATGGAGATGGAGTATTTACCATTGGGCAACCGGCAATTCCACTTGTATTTTATCCACAACACGAAGGAAATACAGCAGGATTACATAAAGTATTGATTCAATCACAAGATGATCAAGTGATTTCATATATGACAAAAGCAGAATTCAAATCATGGTTAAACAGTTAAAATAAAATAAAATGAAAAAGGTAATTTTAAACGAGACAATTTTAGGCTTGAACGGTGAAACACTCGCGCAGGCAGGTAGACCAACAATGGCAGACGGAAAAGTGGTAACGCCACAGCCGACAAAAATTTTATTCGGTATTCCCATTTTGCAGGCATTGCTTCAATCGCAGACGAAAGATGAAGCCGAAACAGATGCAAAGTTCGCACTCGCAAACACTATCAACGATGCATTGAAATCAAGTACTCCGGTAGAAATTGATTTGTCAGAGGCTGACTTCGCTTTTGCTCAAAACGTCATGTTACGTCAGCCTCTTTTGATTAAAAAAAGATGGTATGATATGGTCGAAAGACTTAATCCGTAAAGTTATTGAACCTATTTTCACGTCATATACTAAACTTTCTTAGCAAACAGGTGCACATTTAATAATTTCATAAAAACATGAAACAAAGAAAACCAATACCGTATGTAGTTTTAGACTCTTCGGTTCTAACCAATGGCTTGCGGGTATTGGTTGAAGGTGTTGACATTTCGCAATTTCAGAAAAACCCGGTGATGTTGTATGATCATAACGACTGGCAGTTGCCTATCGGGCGCTGGGAAAATGTGCGTAAAGAAAACGGATTGATCCTGGCAGATGCTGTACTGGATTACGAAGATACGGACAAAGATGTACAACGGATAATTGGCAAGGTGGAGCGCGGCTTTTTAAATGCATGTACTGCAGGACTGGTTGACTTAGAGGCATCCGATGACTCTCTTTTGACATTGCCAGGACAAACTGGATATACCGTTACTAAGTGCCGACTTCGCGAAATATCTATAACACCACTCGGTCGGAATCATAACGGATTGAAGCTTTACGATCGCGACGGAAATGTAATGGAACTTACCGACAAAACGGACACTAAATTATTACTATCGGATTTTATTGTATCACCAAAAATAGAAACAAAAATGAGTAAAAAGTATTTGCAAATTCTCAACCTGAGCGACACGGCCACGGATGAGATGATTGAAAAAGCAGTTGAAAAACTGCAAAGCGACAAAGAAGCTGCTGAGGGCCGCGTTTTGAAAGCTGAAAAAGACTTGAACGATCTCAAGCTGGCCGACAAACAAAAAGATCGTGCCGCATTCGAGATAGAACTCGACGCCGCCTTTAAAGATGGCCGGATGAACGAAAAGCCCGAAGGCGACAAACTTACTCCGGTAAAAGATCGTATGTTGAATCTTTTCGATAAGGACCCTGACGGCACCCGCGCCATGTTATCGGCTATTCCTACCAGCGGTACCCGCCTGAAAGATTTGAATCTGGGAGATAAGGCTGACAAGGAGTACAAAGAGCTGGAAGCGATGGACTACGTCGCGATGGATAAAGCCGGAAAAGCGCTGCTTTGCCGTGATAAATATCCGGAGCTGTTCAAAGAAAAGTTCAAAGCCAAATTTGGCAAAGAGCCAAATATGCCGGCATAACGTGTATTGCAATTCAAAAAACAATTATTAAACAGAATTTTAAAATCAATTTTATTAAGGTATGAAAAAACTTAGTGCTTTATTATTTAACCTCTTAATGGGGATCGTGGTGGCAATGGCCACAGGTGGCGGTGGTTTTGCCGCGTTGGGAATAGCCGGTGGCTTGTCTCTTATCAAAACAGGAACTGAAGGTCTGCAAATGGCCATTCAAAAAGAATTATGGCAGAATGATATTGTTGAGGCATTGTGGGCTGATAACTCATTTCTGAATTTTGCATTCAATGCTGACGAATTTGTGTTAGCAGGAAAAGTGGTACATATTCCGCAGCAGGGAACATCGGTAAGTGTTACAACTAACCGCAGTTCGTACCCGGCTACAGTAACCACACGTACCGATACAGAAATTAATTATTCGTTGGATGAGTTAACAAGTGATCCTATTAGAATTCCGGATGCAGACAAAGCAGAATTAAGCTACGATAAACGAAATTCGGTTCTTGCTGATACTAAAATGAGTATAGCTGAAGCTGCAGCTCTTAATATCCTGTTTAAATGGAATCCGACGGCAGCGGCTAATATCATTCGTACCACCGGCGATGCTATAGCAGCTCACCTCGACTCTGCTACCGGTAACCGTAAGAAATTCACTGTAGCTGATGTAAAAGCCGCACAGAAGAAATTTAACTCACAAAACATCCCGACAACTGACCGGTATATGCTGATTGATGCAGAAATGTACGACCAGCTGACAGACTCAATGACTGCAACTCAGTATAAAGATTTCAGTCAAACGCTCAACGTGGGCGAAGGAACTATCAACGGTAAGCTGTATGGATTTAATATCATCAGTCGCTCGGTAGTAGCCCGTTATACAAATGCATCGACACCTGTGCCTGTTGCATGGACGGCAGCCGGTGATGCAGCCCACAATGCAGCTGCACTTTGCTGGCACAAAAACTCCGTGGAGCGTGCACTTGGTATGGTTAATTTCTTTGAGGATTTAGGTAATCCAACTTACTACTCCGATATTTATTCGGCACTGGTTCGCGTAGGTGGACGTATTCGTCGCTCGGATGGTAGGGGTATTTTGGCAATCGTACAAGCAGCTGCTGCGTAATCCAGCTGCATAAATAAGGAATAAAAAAGAATCCGTGTGTTGTAGCCTCACCCTGACCATTTCTTTAGGAAATGGAGGGGTGAGGTGTTACAAACAAATTAGTTAACAAAATGGCACGTAAATCACGCAATATAAATCTCATAGTCATCCATTGCAGCGCTACACGCTTTATGCTTGACTATACTCCGGAGATGTTGCTTCGCGATCACAAGGCCCGCGGTTTCAATACGTGGGGTTATCATTTCTATATTCGAAAAAGCGGACAGCGTGTCGCTCTTCGCCCTTTGGAACTCGCCGGTGCTCATGTTACCGGATTTAACCGGGATTCAATAGGGATATGCTACGAAGGCGGATGTGATAATACTGGTAAACCGGCAGATACGCGAACTATCCAGCAGAAAAATGCTATAGTAGCGCTACTTCAGGAATTAGTTGTTCATTATCCGGATGCCGAAATTTGCGGGCACAGAGATTTATCTCCAGACAAAGATGGCGACGGCATTATTGAGCCAAATGAGTGGGTCAAAATGTGCCCGTGTTTCGATGCAAAAAAGGAATATAAAATGATTTAAATATTTTTTCGGTTATGGATAATTGGTTCGGAATATTATCGCTGGTAATTAACGTAGTTCTTAGCACTGGATTTATAGTTTCAATTTATACGCTTAAAGCACAACGAAAACAGGCAAATGCAAATGCTGATCAAGCGGTGGCGTCAGCAAAACAGACAGTGGCTACGGCAAATACAACCGAAATTGACAACCTTTCACGCATTGCAAAGGAGTGGAGGGAATATGCAGAAGAGGCTGAAATGCGATACAGTACAATGACTAAACTCATGGAAGCGCAAATTAAAACTCTAAGCTCCGATGTTGAAAAATTAGCGAAACAATTAAAACAAGTATTGAAAATCATTAAGGATATGAATCATGAAAACCTTGAAAAAAAGAAACAGGAAGCAAGTGAAATCGCCGGGGGTTAATTTTTCGTTAGCTATATTGGCATTTATTATACTATTGGTGTTTGTAGCGTTGTTCGGGTGTAAACCAAAACAACAAGCAACAGAAAGACTAACATCAGAAAAATATGTAGAAAAGGATAAGCTTACACCTTATGTGGCTAAAGCGGATAGTGCTGTTTTAAAAGCACAATTCAGATGTGACAGTCTGAATCGAGTATTGCTTATGAATCTGAGCGAAATTAAAAGCGCCAATATGAGTTCTCAGTTCAGCTTTAATAATGGAGTTCTTGATTATACGTCCGCTACAGATCCCGATACGGTATGGATTAAATCTACTAATAAGTATCATTATATATACCGTAATATCACAAAAACAATGTCAATTACAACTATTAAAACGGTTAAAGTTGAGGTTCCTGTTCGCGGGGTTCTATGGTGGTTTGGGCTTATTAATTTTCTTGTTTTAGTTGTTTATTTCTTGTACAAACTAATTACAAAAACAACCATTATATCAGTATTTAAAAACCTTTTAAAAATTAAATAACATTATGTCAGAAAAAAGAATTATGGGCGTTTCGTCGATTGAAGTAGGCGAAATTGCGGTTGATGGAGATGTTTCTTCTTCTTTTGCTGCTTTGGGTGGCACATATAAAGATTCTGCATCTTTTGAGGAAGATGATGGGTCGGATGTTGAGCATGAGATAGAAGAGGCTGACGATCCTGTTGAAATCCTTCCGGGTGCAACAAAGAAAAAAATCATGTGGGGGATTATTAATATGGACCCTGCCACAGTTGTAAAAGTATTGGGAGGAACGGTGTCCGGGACCGGTGATGCTGCAAAGTGGAATGCACCAAGAACGAAGCCTGCTATTTATCTTTCGGTAAGAATTAAAGATAAAAACGGAGTTCCGCTTACATTCCCGCGTTGTTTTATTAAAGCTAAACGTAGCTGGAAGGTGACAAAAACAGGTATTTTGCAAATTGTTATCACTGCAAGAGTTTTAACACCGACAAAAGATGGTGTTGCTCCTGAA